CTTGTTAAAGTAGAAATTCTTGACGCTGACTCCCCAAATGGATAACGCGGGATTCCTTTCACTACCTCGTTGCTAGGTTAGCAATAACAACAGGACTTCCGCACCAAACGTTTATTGATATGGACAGAGATTTGTTAAAGGCAACTTTAGCGGTTCTCAAAGACGACGCAAAGGCTAGGGAAAATGCCAGCAGAAATAAAAGGTTTAATTGAGCTTCAAAAAGCTCTTAAAGATTACGCCCCTGCCCTAGCTGTACAATTAGACGATCAAATGGCTATTGCTCTTGGTGGCGTGGTCAAGAAAGCCCAAGATTATGTTCCTAGTACCTCACCTTTAAGTGGTTGGAATTACAGGCGACGATCTGAATTTTACTTTGATGCTCAAGATAATAGGTTGAGAAAGTTTCCTTTATTTAACGCCGCAACCATTGTTTCAAAAATTCAATACAGTTCAACTCCACGCAAAACTAATAGACGCGGGTTTAAAGCTGTTTATTACATAATTAACAAATCTGCTGCGGGTGCTATTTACGAAACAGCTGGCAGAAAAAACCCTTCAGGTCAGTCTTGGGTTGGTCGCAAAGGTGACCCACGTCAAAAAGACATTAGTCGTTCCAACAATCCTCAAGCGGGCGCAGATTTTATTCAAGCAATGGGTGAACTAAAGCAAGGCAATATTGAAAGTTCTACAAAGCGCGGTCGTTATATGAAAGGTCGGTTAATCTTTCGGGCTTGGGCTGAGGACGGTGGCAAAGCTAACGCAGCCGCTTTAACTGCTATTTACAATGCTAACGAGCAATTTAAAAAGAAACAATATTTTAGGAAGGCGTCACAATGAGTATAGTAATTGATATTGCCGCGCAATTTACTGGCAAGAAAGCATTTACTCAAGCTGAGAACGCTGCCGATAAATTGGCTAGAAACGTTAAACAAGCTCTCATTGGTGTTGGTGTTACGGCTTTCGCTAAGTCAGCCATTAGTGCCTTTGCTGCTCAAGAAAAGCAATTAGCAGTATTTAAAAACTCATTGCGTAGTATTGGATTTGAGTTTGCAACCTCAGATTCATTAGCATTTTTAAACAGTCTTAAACTTCAATTTGGCGTGGCAGATGAACAATTAATTCCTGCGTATGAAAAACTTTTAACCTCAACTCGTAGTCTTGCCGCTTCCCAAAATCTTACCAACATTGCTTTAGATATTGCTGCTCGTCAAAACATTACGGTAACTGAGGCAGCCGACGCATTAAGCAAAGCTTATTTAGGAAATACTAGGAGTCTGGGCGCATTAGGTTTAGGCATAAGCAAAACCACACTTGCTTCAGGGGACTTCGCTAAGATTATCAAAGAGGTCACATTTGTTACTAAAGGTGCAGCTTCAGCCGCCGCAACTACCTTTGCTGGCAAATTAGCCAAATTAAAAGTTGCAGCCGATTCAGCAAAAGAAAGCATTGGCGCAGGTCTTGTTGAAGCCATTATGCGTATTAGTGGTGCAACAGATATAGACCAACTACAAACAAAGATTATTAATTTTGGTGAATCTACTTCCCAAGCTTTAATTAGAATTGGGCAGTTAATAAGAGATAACATTGTTTTGGTTAAATCTTTTGCAGCAGTTTTACTTGCTGCCTTTACAATTAATAAAATAGCTGCTTTCATAACAGCTTTAGGCACAATTGTTAAAACTGTCAAGACTCTGAGAAACGCTTTATTAGCTTCAGCAATTGCTAGAAACTTTTTGTTTAGCCCATTAGGCGCAGCTGCTATGACCGCTGGCATGTTTGCAGCAATTGGATTAATGATTAAAGGCGTTGACGCAATTAGTGAATCTGCTACTAAAGCAACTGGAAACCTACAAAGTATGTTTGCCGCTGGCGGTTCAATGGCTGGGGGCGATCAAGGCGGTGCGGCTAAATTCGCCGAGGGTGCAGCTGCTAGAGCTGCCAAGGAAGCCAAGGCTGCCGCACTTGCCCAATTAAAGGCAACCAACGCACAAACCAAGGCAATTAAAGATCAGGCTAAACTTAAAAAGGCAAGCGGCTTGCTTGACATGGAACAAATACAAATCATGGCAGCCTTGCAAAATAAATTAACAGCCGATGAAAAACTAAGACTTTCTTTACAGCTTGCTTTACTTACAGAAAATGCGTCAGAGGCAGATCGTTTAAGTAATGAACTTGCTCTTTCACAATTACAAACAACAAACTTGGCAAGCGCAATTAAAAATTTACCACCTGCTTTAAATCCATTGCAGGATTATCCTTCATACATTAACAAAGCCATAGGGGATATTGCTTTAGTCCAAGACGCATTGAATAAACTTAAAGCCCCTGTTCTAACTGTTCAAGTCAACACCGTTAATACAGGTGGTGCAGCCGCACCTATCGGTAGTGCGCCTCAAACTGTTTCACCTCAAACTTTTGCTGGCATACCTTCAGGCGGTGACATTGGTGGCGCAGCAAAAGCTTTAGAATACGCTGCTGCTAGAAATCAAATTACCATGAATACACAAATGCCTGATTGGCAAAGTTACCGCGCTGGAGAACGCGAAACAAAAATTACTGTTAACGTCCAAGGCAATGTAATTTCTAATAGAGATTTAACTGACTCTTTGCGTATGGGATTGCTTGACTCAAGCGCTTCAGGTTCATTTACTCTATCCAATAGAGCTACTAGAGGCGATTAATGTCATTACCAGCAACACTTGACATAAGCCTAGACTTCTCGTCGGGAGCAACCTTCGGAATTGGCTTTACGCTTGATGACCCTATCAATGGTGTTTTAGATACAAGTATTCTAGCCGAATCAACTGCTCCCGCTTTAATAGCTAATTTAACGGACGTGGCAAGACGCATAAGTATTAGACGTGGACGAAACCTGACACGCGATACTTATGAAGCTGGCACTGCTACCGTTAGAATTTATGACCCTACGGGAAACTTCAACCCACAAAATGTTAGTTCTCCTTATTATGGGCAATTAACACCTTTAAGAAAATTAAGAATTTCTGCTGCCTATGCTGGAACAACTTATTATTTATTTAGCGGATACACAACAGATTATGTTTATTCATACGATCAAGGCGAAAATGTTTCTTATGTTGACATTAGTGCCTATGATGCTTTTAGATTGTTTAACTTAGCAGCTGTAACCACAATAACGGGACAAGCCGACGGACAGGACACGGGAACAAGAATTGACAAGATTCTGGATTCCGTAGATTTCCCAAACGGTATGAGATCAATTTCTATTGGCAACTCTTTAACTCAAGCCGATTCAGGAACTTCCAGAACCTCTCTCTCAGCTCTTAAAAACTGTGAATTCTCAGAACAAGGAGCTTATTACATTACTCCAGCTGGCAACGCTATATTTAAAAACAGAACTGAGGTTATAGGTAGCGCGGGTAATACACCTATTGAATTTAATCAAACAACTGGTATTCCTTACAAAAATGTCAAGTTTGCCTTTGATGATAAGCTAATTGTTAATCAAGCTAATATCACTCGCCTAGGTGGCGTAACTCAGGTTTATATTGACGCTACTAGCGTGGCTACTTATTTCCCTCACTCAATTACAAGCTCTGACCTAGTTGTTCAGACCGACGACGAGGCAGCCAATATTGCTGCCATTTATGTCAGTACAAGGTCAGACACAACCATTAGAATAGACGAAATGAGCATTGACTTACTTGACCCAAATGTGCCCACAAACACCATATTAGGCATGGATTATTTTACTAACGTTCTTATTAACAATGTTCAACCTGACGGTTCTACTATTGAAAAAAACCTTCAGATTCAAGGAGTGGCTTGGGACATAACCCCTTCCTCTTGGATTGGTCATTTCAGTACCCAAGAGCCTTTAGTTGATGGGTTTATTTTGGACAATATTTATTATGGTCAGTTAAATGACGATATACTTAGCTACTAGGGAGAAAAAACATGGCAACAGGATTTCCATTTACAGCAGGTGACGTTCTTTCAGCTGCGGCAATGAACGGTTTAACCACATTTACAATAGGTACAGCTAATACCAGCGACTATACAGCTGTTTTAGCAGACCAATATCAGGTTTTAGAAATCATGAATAAGGCAACAGCTATTGCCTTCAAAATTCCTACCAACGCCTCGGTTGCGTTTCCAATTGGTACTGCCCTAACTGTATTAAATATAGGAGCAGGGGATTGTACAATTAGTGCAGTTACGTCTGGTACTACAACTGTTTTATCTGCTGGTGCTGTTTCAGCTTCTCCAGTTGTTGCGCAAAATAAATCAGCAGTTTGTATCAAAACTGGAACAGATACTTGGTATATCCTTGGAGCTATTTCCTGATGATTGGTAACATTGTTGCAGGTATTTTAGCGCCTACCTTTAAAGCTCCCTTAGTTGTAAATTATTTAGTGGTCGCAGGGGGCGGCGGCGGGAGCGGTGATGGAACTGCAACCGCGGGAGCAGGTGGGGGAGCAGGTGGTTTGCGCTGCACTGTAACTGCAACTGGCGGCGGCGGCACGTTAGAATCTGCATTAAGTTTAACTGCCAGCACAAATTACACGGTGACGGTTGGTGCTGGTGGTACTGGTTCAACATCAAATACAAATAACGGCAGTAATGGTTCTAACTCAGTATTTTCAACAATTACATCTACTGGTGGTGGTAAAGCAGGTTATACCCAAGCTACAAATGGTTCAAGTGGTGGTTCAGGTGGTGGCGGTAACTTTGAGCCATCAACAGGTGGTGCTGGTACTGCTAACCAAGGTTACGCAGGTGGCGCAGGAATTAATGGAACTAACCGAGGTGGTGGCGGTGGAGGTGGAGCGAGTGCCGTAGGTGCGAACGCAGCATCAACAACTGGTGGTAATGGTGGTAATGGTGTTGCAACATCTATTACAGGGTCATCTGTTACTTATGCAGGTGGTGGTGGTGGCGGCACATACGCAGGCGGTACAAGAGGATTAGGCGGAACAGGTGGCGGTGGTGATGCTGGCGCTGCTGGTGCGGCAAATAATGGTATTGCAGGAACGACTAACACTGGTGGTGGTGGCGGTGGAGCAAGCGTTGCAGCATTCCCTTCATTTGCTAATGGCGCTAATGGTGGTTCAGGAATAGTTATTCTTAAATATCCAGCGGCTTACACAATATCAAACCCTGGTGGTGGATTAACTTTTTCAACAGCTACAAGCGGTTCAGATAAAATTACAAGTTTTACTGCTGGCACGGGAAATGTGAGTTGGGCATAATGGCACATTACGCATTTATTACAGATGGAATAGTTACTGAAGTTATTGTCGGTATTGATGAAACTGAGTTAATTGAAGGACTAGATACTGAAACTTGGTATGGCAATTTTAGGGGTCAAGTTTGCAAACGCACTTCATATAATGGCAAAATCCGAAAAAATTATGCAGGTATTGGCTTTACCTATGATGAAGTAAGAGATGCATTTATACCGCCAAAACCCGTAGATGCTATTGATTTTGATGAAAATACTTGTCAATGGATTGTACCGAGGGTTATTAATGAAACCTTGGCTTAGTAAAGCGGCAGCGCAATTACGTGAACAAGTAGATGATTCTTACAAAGATCGGCAGCGCAAAAGTGATGGGTGGATTGCTGACGATCATCACAAACGTAGAGGTAAGAGCGATCACATACCCGACGCGTCAGCCAACTTTGTTGTTAGAGCAATTGACGTTGACGCTCGCCTTTCTGACGACAAACGAGCTTCAGCATATTTGGCAGATCAGATTAGACTCTACGCTAAACGTCATGGACGTATTCATTATGTAATTCATTTAGGCATGATTGCTTCGCCTATCTTAAATTACAAGTGGCGTCGCTATCGCGGCTACAATTTGCATAACCACCATATTCACCTTTCTTTTCGCAAAGACCAAGATCATAATTCTGAATTTTTTGATATACCACTACTAGGGGGCAAACATGAATAGCAAGTTATTAGCTGCAATAAACTCATACGGACGAAGTGCGTTTGTATGTTTGGCTACTGTATATGTAACAAATCCTTCAGGTTCTTTTGATGATATTTGGAAAGCATTTTTAGTGG